CAATAGAATTAATTTTTATAAATAAGTTCGGTGCATACCAACAGATTTGGATGTTTGCCAATTCTATATTAAGCATGGCAACAACTGAAGAAAAATATAAATCTAATATTGTTACAAATGGAACGTATAACATATATGATCCACAAATAAAACTACTTACTAAAAATGGTAATCAAAGATTAAAATTAAATAGTGATTATTATCCAGAGTCGTACAATGAAGTATTTAGGCAATTATTTTTAAGTGAAAAAGTTTGGATAAATTATTTAGGACAGACATTAGGAGTTAATATAGAAACTAAACAAATAACGTATAAAACAAGCCTTACCGATAGTTTAATTAACTATACAATAGATGTGAGCTTCGGCTTTGATACAATTAACAACATAAGATAATGAGACTTAAACTAATACTAATAATTTTATGTTTAGGGCTTTTAAATAGCTGCGCACCTTTTAAAAAGATACCTAAAGATTCTCCAAAATACTGCAAATGAATTTAGAGCTATATATAAATAATATAAGAGTTGACTTGTTTAAAGACGAAGCTATAACTCTAACAGACTCACAGCAAAATATAAAAGATATATCCGTAGTCTTTGCACCTTTTACACAGCAATTTAATCTACCTGCATCGCCAACTGTAAATAAACTTTTTAAACATTATTACAATAACGATATAATCAATGGTTATGATGCTAGATTTAGAGTAGATGCAATAATTAAACTAGATGGAGCTGATTATAAAACAGGGCAAATTAGATTAGACTCTGTTACAATGAAAGATAATAAAGCCTATTCCTACAAAGTAGTATTTTTTGGTAATACAGTTAGTTTAAAAGATAAATTCGGAGATGAGACTTTAAGCGCATTAAATCCATTGTCTGTCTACGATCTATCCTTTCAGAACACCGATATATTTCAAGGGCTTAAAGTGGGCTTACGATCTTCAGGTAATAATGCTACCAATACATCCAATAGGAATATTACGTTTCCTTTAATTACTTTAGAAAATTACTATAGTTATGATTCTTCTAATACTATAACAACTCCTAATTTACACAATGCAAGTTTTAATAATTTAAAGACTGAAATTAAACCAGCTTTAAAATGTAAAAGAATTATTGAAGCTATACAAACTCAATATAACATACAGTTTAATATGACTGATGAAACTGGAATTACTAGTTTTTTTAATAGTGATGTATTTGATGAATTGTATTTGTGGTTACACAGAGAGAAAACACCAGTAACACAGCCTGAAACAGTACCCCCTACATTTGGAGTTAATTTAATACAAAAATCAGCTAAAATAACCTTTGCTAATTTTACGTTTACTTCAGGAACTAATTTTTTAGTTAATGGTAAACTACCTGTTAGCAATATTTATAAATACACAATTAGATTTACCTGTAACACAGGAGCTGGTAAAGATTTAGAAATAATCGTAAAAGATAAGCCTACAAATGAGCTGCTAGAAAATAGAACTATAATAACACCAGCTAATAATTTTCAAATTCTCTTACAAGGATTAACAAGCGGTACTTTAACCAATAGAAATTACGATCTAGAATTTAGATTTAATGCAGATTCAGGGGGATTAAGTTCTAATGCTATTAGAATAAGTAGAAGCTTATTAGATGGATCTGGAACTGTAATAGGAGATTATACATATCCCCAAACTACATTCGGAGATAATATATTTATGCAGGATTATATTCCTAACATGAAAGTTTTGGATTTTATGACTACTTTATTTAAGACATTTAATTTAACAGCATATACCAAAAGGGGCAGCAACAAAATATATGTTGAAACTTTTGACGATTTTATGAGTACTGGTATTACTAGAGATATATCTGAATACGTAGATGTTAAGACCAATAATATTGACCGCCCAATCCCCTATTCTTTAATTAACTTTCAATATGCGCCACCAGTAACACAAACCAGTCTAAGATTCTTAAATCAATTTAGCCAAAACTTTGGCGGTTTAAGTTATTCAGCACCAGATAAATATGATGGTCAAGCTTTTCAATTACAATTACAAGGACAAAGAAGTCAGCTAATAAATCCAAGAGATGAAAATGGTGCATTAACTGGTAATGTCTTTGCATGGTGGGTAGATGCGGAAAGCAAAACCACACTAGGTAAACCATATTTATTTTTTAATCGTTTAGTTGACTCTAGCAGCTATCCAATATTGAGCGCAAATTTTCAATCCTATAACGCTCCATCAAATGTATCTAGTGATGGAAACCATACGTTAAATTTTGGAACTGAATTTGATGAATATACAGGAACAGTTAACACAAATAGTCTATTTAATAGATTCTATTCTCAGTATATAATAAAACTATTTGAAGAACAGGCTAGAGTCATAAAGTTTACAGCTCAATTACCTACATCCATAATCTTAAATTATGAATTAAATGATGTATTTATTATTAACGGACAAGAATATTTTATAAACAGTTTAACCACTAATTTATTAACTAATAAAACACAGTTAGAACTAATAACTAAACAAAGTGGTTATACATCAAGCGTACTTACATGATGATATTAAAATTATTAAACATGGATGATTTCTGTGGTATAGATGAAACTATTGAAATTGCTAAAGGCAAAAACAAAATGCCAGAGACATTAAAAGAAGGGTATAAACAAATTAAAAGAACTATAAAATGGAAAAAGTAGTATTAGAATTTGATGTCGATTCTAAAGGAGCAGTTACAAGTGTAAACAAAGTAAATGATGCATTAGAAGATACTGGTAAAACAGGCAAAAAAGAACTAAACACACTACAAAAAGGCATTACTTCTGTAGGAAAAGCTGGTAAAAAAGTTGCTAGTGGTGGTTTAAAGGCAATAAGTACTGGATTTAAAGGTATTGGTAAGGCTTATGCAGCCGCTGGCATTGGTTTAATCGTTGCTGGATTTACTTTTTTAGTAACTGCATTAAAAGAAAACCAGAAAGTAATGGATGTTTTTAATATAGTGTTTGAAACGCTCTCTATTATTGGTGCGCAGGTATCGGATGTTATAGTTTCTGTTTATGAAAACGTGGCTTCAGCTAGTGAAAACTTTGATGCACTAGGAAAGGTTATGAAGGGCTTATTAACTTTAGCCATAACTCCTATAAAAATAGCTTTTGATGGCATTAAATTAGGCTTACAATCGGCACAGCTTGCGTGGGAAGAATCCTTTTTTGGAGATAAAGATCCTGAAACAATTAAAAGACTAAACGCCTCTATTTTAGAAACAAAACAGAGTTTAGCAGAAACCGCTAACGAAGCAATAAGTGCTGGTAAAAGTATTGCCACTAATATAGGGGAAGCGGTAACGGAATTTGGAGATATTGCAACAGATGTAATTGATGGGGTTTCAAAAATAAGTGTTAAGGCAGCTATTGAAACCGCTAAAACAAATGTAGCATTAACTAAATCTGCGGACATAGCAAGGGTAGCAAATCAAGGATTAATAGAAGATTATGATAGGCAAGCCGAACAACAAAGACAAATTAGAGACAATGATTTAATATCCATAGCAGATAGAATTAAAGCCAATGATTTATTAAAAGAAAAATTAGAAGAACAAGAAAAATTAATGCTTGAAAATGCTAGGCTTATACAAGCTTCCGCACAGGCTCAATTTGATAAAAATAAAAGTGATGAAAATCAAATAGCATTACTAGAAGCCAAAAATGAAGTCAAAGCTGTTGAAGCTCAGATAGAAGGTTTTATGTCCGAACAAGAATCCAATAGAGTAGCTTTATTAAAAGAAAAAATTGATCTTGATTTAATAAATGATGAAGCTACATCTTTAAGACAAAACGAACTAAGATTGTTTGAAGCTGAAATGGATGAAAATGCAGTTACTAGATTAGAAACCACTCTTGCTAATTTAGCACTTGAAAATGAAGCCGAAACATTAAGGCTCACACAAAAAAGAGACATATTTAAAAAAGGTACTCAAGCCTTTATAGATGCAAATAATGAACTGTTAGATTACCAGCAAACTAATGCCAATGAAGTTGTAAAAATTGATAAAGAAGTAGCTGTCGCAAAAAGAGAGCAGTTACAAAAAGGATTACAGGATATAGTTTCTATAGTAGGAGCGAATTCTAAATTTGGTAAAGCCATTGCGATTGCGGCTGCAATAGAAGACACTTTTGCTGGAGCTAATAAAGCATTAGGTCAAGGTGGTATTTATGGTTTTATTGGAGCGGCGGCAATTATAGCCGCAGGAATTGGGAATGTTAAAAAAATAGCATCTACTAAACCACCAAAACCACCATCTGGTTTAGGCGGTGGCGGATCTAATGCTAGTGTTTCAACTCCTAGTATTCCAAGTGCATCGTCTGTAATATCAAACATACAGACACCAGATTTTGATATTATGGCTGCAAGTCAAGGGAATCAAATTGCTTCCGCTTTAGGTCAACAAGCACCAGTTCAAGCGTTCGTAGTTTCTCAAGATGTTACCACAGCCCAAAGCTTACAAAACAATATAATTCAAGGGGCTACATTAGGCGGTTAATACAACAGGAATCCACTTAATAGGTTTATTAAAAAAAGCCTATGCAAATAATTGAATTAATAATAGACGAAACCGAAGAAGTTTCTGGAATAGAAGCCATTTCTATAGTCTCAGCACCTGCAATAGAAGAAGGGTTTATCGCACTTAAAAACGAAGAACAGGTAAGACTAGCAGAGGTAGACAAAGATAAAAGATTGTTAATCGGAGCTGCCTTAATTCCAGATAAAACTATTTATAGAAAAACAGGAGACGAAGAATTTTACATTTATTTTTCTAAAGAGACAGTAGCTAGAGCCTCTCAAATGTATCTACAGGCTGGGAATCAGGGACAGGCAACATTAGAACATGCATCGGAAAAACTAGAAGGCATGAATATAGTAGAATCATGGCTTATAGAAGATGAAGTACATGATAAATCCAGAAAATACGGCTTAAATCTACCTTTAGGAACTTGGATGGTAACAATGAAAGTCGACAATGATTTTATTTGGAACGAGCAAGTGAAACAAAATTTAGTCTCGGGATTTTCTATAGAAGGATATTTTATAGATCGTTTAAAGAAAAACAAAACTGATAATTATAGTCAAGACGATAAACTCCTAAAACAAATAATTGATGTACTCGAACAGGAAAACCAGACAAACACAAAGTAGCTCTCCAGTTGGTGGGCGTAGGGGCTGTTTATGTAAAGATAAAACCTATAATTCCAAATGCTGTAATGGAGATTTACAAAACCAAGGAATTGGAGCTTTAACAGGACAAAACTTTGAGGATTTCATGAGAATGGAAAACAATAGCGGTTATATCGTGTCCGAAAACCAAGACAAATTACAACAAGAATAAAGGAATTCGGTTTAGTAAAAAAGTAATTAATTAATAACTATATATATGAAGTCAACAGACAAATTAAAAAAAGTGAGAGCTTTACTAGGTTTAGATGTTAAGCTAGAAGAACGTAAGTTGGAAAACGGAACGAGATTCGAAAGTGATGCATTTGAAGCTGGTAATGAAGTTTTTATCGTAACTGATGAAGATGAAAGAATCGCAGTCCCTTCAGGGGAATACATGCTAGAGGATGGCATGATGCTAATCGTTGAAGAAGATGGTATAATCGCTGAAATGAAAGAAGCTGAAGAAGAAGTAGTAGAAGAAGAAGTTGAAGCTCCTGTAGTAGAAGAAGTTGAAGCTGCGGAAGTAGCTGATATTGAAGATTGGAGAGGCTTAGAAATTAGAATTAAGAATTTAGAAGATGCGGTTTCAGATTTAAAAGCGGATAAAGTAGAAGCTTCAGTACAAGCTGAATTATCCTTAGAAACTCCTAAAACTATTAAGCATAACCCAGAAAACAAAAATA